AAACAAGAACTATGATGACTTTAAAAATTCCGTATTAAATATGATCATTGATAGACCTGTACTAGAGCGTGATCCATGGAATTTCATAAGATTTCTGGTTCTACAACAGAGAGTCTACCGCATATCTAATAGAAGACTTTATAACAATAATATTGAAGAACTGACAATCCATGCATGTGATGACAGTCTTTTAAATGACGCAAGAAGTCTGGTCAGCAAGTCTTGGGCATGTGGTTCAACACCATCTACTATTGCACAGGATGTGCTTACTAATTGCTTGAATATACCTGGCGATAGAATGCAGATTGAATCTTCAGGTCCGCCAAGAACTTATATTGCCGAAAATATTCATCCATTTCAGGTCATAAACGAGAATGCCAATGTTGCTTTGAACGGTGAAGATCCATCATTTGTTCACTTTATGACATATGAAAATCTAGGCACACACTATTTTTGTTCACTGAAAAGCCTGATTAGACAGCAACCAGTGGGCACATTTACCTATGCGGAGATCGGTGCGGCATCGGGTTATCCAATTCCTACAAATATCATGACATATTCTTTTCCCTGTGACTTTGATCTATTATCAGACATATTGAATGGTGTAGACGTTGACGGCACATTCTTGAACACCATTGCCACATTTAATCCTATCACGAAGATGATGTCATTGTTTGGTAATAAAGCAGTTGAGTGTGGCATCGGCGGTGGTAATATCATATATCCAGCGACAAATTTGGGCAGCGCAGAAAATCAATTCACTTGCAATAATGGAATTGAGAAGTATTTGCTGAGGCGCCAAGCCAGAATGAACCTGTTAGAGCAAGACAAGATATCACTAAGAATGACTGTACCTTGGAATCCATCACTTACTGCTGGCAAGACAATAAATGTCGAACTCAAAAATAGACCCAAGACCTCACAGTCTTATACTGAACTGAACTACGGGTCAGGAAAATATCTTATTTCCAGTTTGATACATAATATAAAGTCTGGTGGTTTTTCAACGACCACACTGGATTGTATCTCTGAGACGGCAGCATCAAATGGAGTTATATAATGTCTTTTAATAGAAGAGAGCATCTGGTTGGCATCGTGGTCGACCAGATGGAAAACAGTAAAACTCAAGATGGCGGTGTTCGTGTCTGGTTTCCTCACTATGGCAACAATGTGAAGCTTGAAGATTTGCCTACAGTACCTAGACTTTCTGATGATCCTACGAACTTCACACATCCGCCAGAACCTTATACCTCAGTGTTGGTTCAGAGAGATACCAGCAATTTCGGCAGTGGCGCTTGTACAATTGTCGGTCAGCTAACAGATGTGCATAAAACAGCTGGCTCGCCAGGCAATTTCACGCTAAACGAATTTATTACCTCATTAAAAAATGCCAGATCAAAAGAACTGAAAATAAGTGTACCGCCAAATATTAAAGACGGCGATAAGAGAACTATTCAGGAAAAGGGACAGAAGCATTCATATAAGCTGCTAGAGGGTATTCCATCACACGCTGCGTTATATGCAATGGCAGGTGCTAAATTACCGACACCGCAAAACGTTTCTACCGCAATTCAGCAATTTAATTCAGTATTGTCTCCTTCTATACTATCACAGTTGCCTGGCATGCCAATGTCGCTGGGTAATATGTTCAACATGCTGCAAGGTGCGCTATTCAATCAAATTATGGACAAGTTACCTAGAGAGTTACAGGCTGGTCTAGAAAACATGAATATTCTTATTCAGGGCGTAGAAGCAGGCGAAGGATCGTTTAATACTTCTGGCAGAGTAAACCCAGATGTATTTCTAAATAATGCAGTCAATTTATTATCACAGTCTTCTAGCATTGCCGATATTGTTGGCACAATGCAGAGATTGCAGTCCGACACTTCATTGTTTGGACTAGAAACTCTTGCCGCTGTAAATATACCAATCAAGACACCTTTTGGCGATGTTTCAATTTCAGTTGATGCTTCTGGTGCTATTCAGAGCTTAATCCCAGAACCTGTGCAGAAAGCAATAGGTGCATTTTCAACTCTATTATCATCGCCTACACAGTTTCCTGGTGTCGTGTTCGGGCAAAATATGTTTGGCGGTGCCTCTCAAGTCATGAGTGAAGTATCGCAAAGATTATCACCAGAGTTTCAGCAGGTATTCAAAGATAGAATGGAAACGGCAATTGCTAGTGGATCAGCACCTAGAACTAAGCTAAACGATATAATGAAAAAGATTAATACTGGAATAGATGTGTTATCATAATGGCAGACGATTATAAAAAAACACCGACTACTTTTGATATTCCGCCCGATGCGACTACGCAAAAAGGTGCTGGTGTATACCCAAACTTTGATATCAAGAAGACACGCTCAGGACATACACTGATATTTGATGACTCGGAAGGTGCTGAGTCAATTACTATCAAGCATCGCGGCGGTTCATATATTCAGTGGGATCCAAAGGGTCAAGTCGTTATTGGTGCAGGTTCAGGCATGTATACGTTCGTTCTTGGTGAGAACCGAATTGTTGTGACAGGCTCTCATGATTTGGTCGTTAAGGGTGACTGTTCCATGAGAGTCGATGGGGATTATAATACCACAGTTGCAGGCAATATGAATTTGGCTGTAGAAGGTGATATGATCGTACAAGCCAAAAGTCTGAATCAAATGATTAAAGAAAATATTGACACTTCAGCAAAGAATATGGCAACAAAGATTGAAGGGTCAACTGAAATTACCACTCACGGACTAACGACGATTGCATCTGATGCTGGTATGACTCTTGCATCTACTGGCGGTAATATTGGTGTAAAAGCTGGTGGTGATATAGGAATAAAAGCGACTGGTCTTGGCTTCATGCAAACAGGCGGCACGTTCAATATCAAGGGCGGCGGTGCATTGAAAATGACTTCAAAAGATGCAACATCGATTAAAGCTAGTTCTATCGCAATGAAGGGCGGTCCCATTGATCTCAATCCTACGAACGATGTTCCAGAAGCTGACGATGCGTCTATCACGCATAAAAAAGGATAATAAATAACAGATGGCATTTAAAACAAGAGAAAACGACTATTCCGATCTGGATCTAGATTTTGTTCCTCATGAAACCACAAAAGATGTGGTTATCAGAAAGGGCGATGATGCTATTCAGCGATCAGTTCGCAATCTTATTTTAACTAACTTTTATGAAAGACCGTTTCAATCTTATCTTGGTTCTGGTGTTTCTGCGCTACTGTTTGAGAACATGACTCCGATGACCATGAATAACCTTAAGCTGGCTATTCGTGAAGTCATAGACAATTTTGAACCGAGAGTGCAGTTATTGGATGTTAAAGCCAACTTTGATTATGACAACAACGGTTTTGACGTTACTCTATATTATAAGATATTGAACTCAAATGAGCCAATCGTCGCAGGACTTTTCTTGGAAAGAATTAGATAAAAATGGCACCACTAGCAAATACAGCACTTAGAGTCACAGAACTAGACTTTGACGGCATCAAAAACAATCTAAAGAATTTTTTAAGGTCTCAAAAACAATTCCAAGACTTTGATTTTGATGGCGCTGGTATGTCCATTCTGTTGGACGTTTTGGCTTATAATACTCACTATATGAGCTACTATGCAAACATGATCGGCAACGAAATGTTTCTTGACACTGCTCAGTTGCGTAGTTCTATTCTTTCTCATGCAAAGCTAACAAATTATGTGCCTGAAGGACGCAAAGGTTCTCAGGCCGTCCTAGACATCAAAATTACACCTGCTAGTACAGAAGATCAAGTCAAGAATATCATTACACTCAATAAGTATACAAGATTGCTTGGTAGAGATATTGATGGCGTAAATTATCCTTTTGTCACGATATATTCAAACTCTGCGGCAAAAACAAGTGGACATTTTCTTTTCAACAATGTTCATATTCGTCAGGGCGATGTTATTACCAGACAGTATGTTATGGATGCAGGTAATACCAAGAGACGATTTACTATTCCATCAGCAAACGTAGATACAGATACCATCACGGTAACTGTGCAGCAGTCTTCTACAAATGCTTCAGCTATTGTCTACAATCCAGCAGATGATATTACCGAAATCAAAAACACATCTCCTGTATACTTCCTCGAAGAGGAGGGCGAAAACTATGTCATGACATTTGGTGATAACGTATTGGGCAGAAAGCCAGACAACGGCAACATCATTACGATCACTTATCTAGAGTCTGAAGGTGAAAAGGCAAACAAGATATCTGAATTTGACTTTGCTCAGGCAGTTGATGGTTATCGTTCAAACATCATCATAGCTACAGCAAACAGTTCATTTGGTGGATCCGAAAGAGAATCAATTGAGCAAATCAGATTTAGAGCGCCCTATCATTATACAACACAGAATCGTGCAGTAACAAAGAAAGACTATGAATCTCTGTTGCTTAAGGATTATCAGAACATTGATTCTGTTTCAGTCTGGGGTGGCGAGGAAAACGATCCAATTCAATACGGCAAGATTTTCATATCTCTCAAGACAAAGGAAAACTATTCGCTGTCTGAGATTGAAAAGGAATCAATTAAAGAAACACTTATTCGCAATCGCAACGTACTGACAATTACTCCTGAGATTGTTGATCCCGAATTTGTTTACATTAAAGTTAGAGGCAAGGTTACATACAATCCAACACTAACAAATCTCAGAGCCAATCAAATCAGATCACTAGTTGTCGCTGCAATTGAAGATTATTCGCAGGACGACCTAAACAACTTCGGTTCTATTTTCAGAAAGTCTCGCCTACAGTATTACATAGACAATGCTGATCCATCAATTACGGCTTCTGACTTGGAAGTTTATGTTCAAAAGAGACAGTTGATTGAAACAGGTGTAACAAAGAATTATGTTTTGAGATACGGATTCCCATTAAAGAAAGGCGACTTCGTAAACAAGCTTGTTTCTTTCCCACGTATAACAGTGAATGACTCATCAGGTGTACCGAGAACTGTCTCTATTGAAGAAGTTCCAGAATCATTCACAGGCATTGATGCAATTTCAGTAAGAGACTCTGGACAAGATTATACTTCTATTCCTAGAGTTAGAATTGCAGGTGATGGTACAGGTGCTACAGCCGTTGCAGAGATTGTAAATGGTAGAATAAAGAAAATAAATATAACAAACAGAGGCTCAAACTATACAACAGCCACTGTTGACATTAGTGGCGGAGGAGGCGGTGGCGGTAGAGCGATTGCTTTAACACAGTCTAGATTTGGCACTCTACGTACATATTATAACAAGACAAACGGTGAAAAGGTTATCGTTAACAGCAATGTTGGAAGAATTGACTATACATCAGGTATTGTTACGCTAAGAAACATCTTTGTAATTTCTGTTCTAGAAAACGACATTTACGAACTGGATACGCTAACTATAGATGTGCCAGCAGAAGATGAAATCATTTATCCTTCAAGAAACAAGATATTGACCTTAGACACAAATGACGTATCATCTATAATCATAGACGTTATCGCAGAGTCGTAATGAATGACAACGAATAATAGAATATCAAACATTGTAGCGTCTCAACTACCTCATTTTGTTAGGAATGATCACGAAAATTTTGTGCGCTTTCTTGAAGCATACTATGAGTACTTGGAACAAAATGGAAAACCTATAGACTTTCTAAAGAATGCGCTAGACTATAGAGATGTTGACAAGACACTTAATGACTTCTCAAGACTTCTAAACAAACATTTCCTATCAATTATTCCAAGAAATGCCGTTGTAGACAAAAATCTTCTTTTGAAGAATGTTAAAGACCTTTATCGCTCTAAAGGTACAGAAAAAGCAACTAGATTTTTGCTCGGCATTTTACTCAACTCACAGAAAGAAGCCGACTTCTACTATCCAAAAAAAGATATTCTTCGTGCCTCTGATGGTAAGTGGTACGTAAAGAAAACTCTGAAGATCAAAGACTTCACAGTAAACAACGTATCAAACTCAAACGTAGAAGTTTTGGACAAGTTTGTTAACAAAACTCTCATTGGTGAAGAATCTGGAGCGACCGCAGTTGTAGAAAGAAGAGAGACTTATATAGAAAAAGGTTTCTTGGTAAATGAACTTGAAATTACAAATCAAAAAAGAAACTTCAGCTTCGCAGAATCAGTCAAAGTTACATTTGAAGAAGAAGGACAAACTAAGCTACTAAGAGCCAACATCTACTCAGGTATTATTACCAACGTAAAGCTTCTTAGCGGCGGTAAAGATTATGTAGAAGGCGATCTGGTTCCCATTGAAAGCAACACAGGTTCTGGTGGTGTAATTCGTATCGATTCTGTTACTATCGGCGGCATTAATACTATTGTTCTAAGAGCTGGTGTTAGAGGCAGTTCAGGCGCAGGATTCAGAGCAGGAGACAGAATACTTGTTACTGGCGGCGGCGGTG